CTTCTACTGCTTTAAATAATTGATAAAGTTTTTTACCTTTTTTATCACAAACCCAACAATGCCAAGGATTTTCACCTTTAGAATTTTCAGACATATTAACCTCTAACTTTGGTTTATGGTGCTTACATAACGGGCAGTGATAAGCATAATTACCACGAGCCGTTTGTTTACCAAAACCAAGCACAGAATTAGTCAGTGCAACTAAAGATTGATTTATCATAGCGATAATGTACTAATCTTCGTTTGCTACTCCAAAATCACGTGTGAAAAATTTTCCTAAAATATTGTCGTTAAAATACGTTTCGGGATATTCTAAAACTCCCATCATAAAAAGATACTTACATTCGTAATAAGTTAATAATTTTTTATTATTAACTACTTTAAGAATTTCTCGTTTAAATTCATCTTGTTTACCTTCTTTAAGGAGTGCTTGAACAGGTTTAGCAGAACCAAAATATGTTTTCCAATCGCTTTCTTTTGAAACTATTTTTGTGGTTGGTTTGCGACCAGGTCCTGTTTGTTCCGCTAATTCTTTTTTGGTTAATTTGCGCTTTATATTGTGGTATAACGCTTTTTTTCCAATATATGCACGGTTACTCGGAATATGAGTAGTCACGTATATAAAACCAAAACTATCTTGAGGTAATTCTTCTATTGAGGTAACCTCTTTACCTTCGTATAACCAATTTTTCATAAAATTTTATTTTAAATATATATTCCAGTCCAAACTATTTGAGCATCATCTGCTCCAGCCATTTGATCAATTATTACTTGTCCTGAACTTGATAGATTTACTATTAGCGTAGGTTCAGGTGCAGTAATTGTACCTATATCTCCTGTATAAGAAGCGTTAATCCAAGCATTTTGACCCATAGTTTTACCAACAAGAGGAGAATAAATACTACTTGTAAATGATCCAGCATTCAATGAACCACCACCAGCAATAAATTTAAAATTTCCACTATTAACTGTTCCTGGGACTGCTGAATTGATATAACGTTGACTATCAACTTGACCAACAGATGCATTTAAAGCATAAGAGGCAGTAATAGCACGAGATGATGTAATATTATTTAATATACTCCCTGAGAGTTCAAAAATAGAGACTATTTTTGGGGGTTTAGTTCCAACTCCATCAACAACTAAAGGATAATATACTCCTGAGCTTGTTGTAGCTGAGGTTATGTTTGATGCTGAGGTAGCTATTGTTGATGTATCAGCTGATGTTGCTGAACCTGTTAAACTCCCACTAATTGAAACATTATAAGCTCCTGTTGTTCCACCACCTGCAGTAAAAGCGTCATATAATTGAAGTAAATCATTTGGTTCAATTAAATTGCCATTTACTATATTTGATGAATTTAAAGTTGCCATTTGTGATAAATATTACAATAATGTAAATAATAATTTTTATTAAGCTGTCCAAGCAGGAACATAATAAGCTGTTGCCCCTATATTAATTCTAATCCAACCAGCTGCTGTATATCCTGTATTATTAGGAACTTCTGGGGATTCAAACCCAAATGTTGATGGTGAATTATTTACAAGAGTAATAGATGAGACACCACTTCCATTTGCACCTGAAGTACCTGAAGTGCCTGGTACTCCTGATGTACCTGCAGTACCTGGTATTCCTGATGTTCCTGCAGTACCTGAGATTCCTGAGGTGCCTGAGATTCCTGAGGTACCGGCTGTACCTGAGATTCCTGAGGTACCAGCTGTGCCTGAGATTCCTGAGGTGCCTGTTGCTCCTGAAGTACCAGAAGTGCCAGTAACACCTGAAGTACCTGAAGTGCCTGTTGCTCCTGAGGTACCTGAGGTACCATTTGCTCCTGAGGTACCTGAGGTACCATTTGCTCCTGAAGTGCCTGAAGTGCCTGTTAATCCTGAAGTACCTGATGCTCCTGAAGATCCTGAAGTACCTCGTGTACCTGAGGTACCTGAAGAACCTGCTGTACCTGAGATTCCTGAAGTACCTGTTATTCCTGAGGTACCTGAGATTCCTGAAGTACCAGTTGCACCTGAAGTACCTGAAGTGCCAGTTGCACCTGAAGTGCCAGATGAACCTGCACCTGTGTTTGCGCTAACTACATAAGGATTTGCTATAGTACCAGCACCTGTTACAGTAATATTAGTACCAGCAGATACAACACCTCCAACTCCTGAGGTACCGGCAGTACCTGATGCACCTGAAGTGCCTGATGAGCCAGCAGCTCCTGAAGTACCTGAAGTACCAGCAGCACCTGATGTGCCTGCAGTACCTGATGCACCTGAAGTACCAGAAGTACCAGTTGCTCCTGAAGTACCTGAAGTGCCAGCAGCACCTGAAGTACCTGAAGTGCCACTTCCACCAGCACCTCCTGATGTTGAGTAACTAAATTGTCCTGTTGTATTATTTACAACAACTGTAGAATAACCAGCTCCACTATTTTGTGAAAGACCATTAATTGAAAATGAACCTGTTATTTCTAAACTACCACTAAGAGTAATATCATATGCTTCAGCACCTGTAAAAGCGTCTACTGATTGAGAAACGTGCCAAGATTCAATTGTATAATTTTGTGCAATTTCATCAGAGTCAGGGACAAATATATTTTTAAGGATTTTTGCCATTATTATCTATCTATATTTATTAAGATTGTAGTATCTGTTGTAGGTGATGTAGGGAGAGGTTGAGATAATTTTCCTACTGCTAATAGATTTTGTTCATCATCATAAAGTCCAACTGTTGTAACATATGGATTAAAATAAGATGCTGTTACAAATCCATACATTGAACCTGAAGGGTCTGATAATGCTGATGGGTTTTGAGTTAATGTAAATTCATTTTCTCTAATAGTACATTTATATTGAGTTTCATAAATTGTAAGAGAGGATGAAAATGAACAAGTTACATTAGGAGAATTTATAAATCCATCTACAATAGTAGCATCTCCTACTCCATAAAAAGCAGAACCATATTGAGCTACTCCATATCCCGTACCTCCTGGGTTTGAATCACTTGTAATTATTGCTATTCCGTGAGGATAAAATATTTGACCACAGATTTCATCTGAAAGAGACAAGAGTAAATTTCCTTGACCATCATCATAAATTGAACCACTTATTCCTGACCATCTAAATGAACCTGGTTGTATATAGTTTCCATAAAGTCTTGAAGGAATGGACATTACTCCAATAATATCACCTGAACCTGTTGGAAAATATTTTTCAAATGTTAAGGTAGTTTGATTATAATTAAAATATCTACCACTTGAATCTGTTGGTCCTACAAATGCGTTTCCGGCAGTATTGTTACCAGGAACTAAACTTTGTGTTGTAGCAGGACTACCATAACTAGAACTTAAATAATTTGAATAATATAACTCTTGTACAGAGTCATAAATTAATCTTTGATATTGAATAGATACTTGACCAGTTGTAGGATCGGTATTAGGATTAAATAATGAACTTGTATTTAAACCTAAATACCTATCAATAGCAACATCAGACCCAGTTAATTCGTTGCCCTTATAAGAAAAACTCTTATTAACTTCAAACGGTATAACCGTAATATCTGATGCTAGAAATTGTTTGTATGCACTCATTCATTTTAGAAATCTAGCTTAACGCGAATTAATGCTTCTTTTGTAAAGTCTTTAGGTAAAGGTCTTGACAATTTAGCTACCGCTAATAATTGGTTTGTATCATTATAAAGACCTACTGTTGTAATATATGTTGTTGGATTATTAATAAAATTACTATATAATACTTCACCAGTAGAACCTGAAATAAATGATGGGTTTTCTGAATAGTTAAATTCTGATGTTCTAGGTCTTACAAAAATAAAATCTGAGGTGATTGATTCTTGGGCATTAATGAAGAAATCATTAGCTGTACCAGCAAGAGCCATACCACCACTTATAGCTCTAGTCATAAAAATATTAGGACTTGTATTAGGAGCGGCTGATGCTGTTGCTGAACCACTATAAGTAAAAGCAATACCACCACTTACTGCGGGGGCACCTAATGCTAGTGGATTTAACAAAATTGTTCCAATATCTGGAAGTAACCAACCATATGAACCCGAATTAGCTGAATATCCATCGGCTGTGTTTCTTGTGGTAATAGCTGCTCTTACACCTGATGAACCTGTAATTAATTGAAATACTCTACCGGCTTCAGTAAACTGAACTGAAGTTACATAATTACTATTATCTGTTAAGGTAATAGGTCCTCCTGAAGAGGATAAAGTTAATGAAAGAGATCCTAAAAATAATGAGTCTTTATATCTTGCTCTTTCAAAAGTTAAGGCAAAAAATTCAGAAGATGTAATAGCACCAAATGTAAAATTAGTGTTTTCATCACCAATTACTAAATCCTGCCATTGACCAAAAATAGTACTCGTTGGAGATAACCCATTAACTGCTGAGTTGTATACTAAACTACCACTTCCATTACTATTACCATAAGCTACAGCAAATTGAACTGAACTTGTAGCGGCACTGTTATATATGTTTATATAATAGTTACCGGTAGCATCTGCTACTTGGGCGGATGAAGTAAATATTGCTGATAATGATGGAGAATCGTTTGACCATAATGTAGATGAAATAGCATCTGTGCTTACTACAAAATCGTCGGCTTCTAATCTTTTAAATGACATAGTCTATGTTTTAAGATACTTTAGTTACTGTTACTGGGATTGTTAAACGGGCACCTGAGTCTCTACCTTCTACAGTTAATGTAGCTTGTAATTGAGTATTTGTACCAAATAATGTATTAACTGTGGTTGCTCTTAAATTAATTGTAGTACCAACTACTGTTCTTGATACTGATGTACCTAGTGTTTGAGTTTGATTAGCTAAATTAAGTGATTGAACTGCTGGAGTATCAATACCCACACCTTCAAATGTACTAAATAAACGAACATCTGAAATAGTTGCTGTGTATCCTGATGTTTCGTATGTATTACCACCCAAATAATTTAATGTTTGAGGAGTAATTGCTAATGAAGCACCTTGTTTAATTACAATTGCATTATAACCTAAATCAAGAATAGGCATTTTAGCTGTTCCACGAGGAAGAGTTACAAGTTTATATTTCATTACTTGTGTTGATTGTGGAAATGCCTCTAATAAAGGCATGTTATCAATTGCTTGTCCATAATATGCAGAACCTGATGGGTGGTTTGGATTGTAAAGTGTATAATCAATTTCGTCATCAGCTAAAGCAAATTGAGTAATTCTAAATTGACCATCATTTTGTGCTAGTAATTGACGACCCGTATCTGTTAAGATTGCGTCTATTGTTACTACGGTATTATTTAAATATCCCATGTTTTTTAGTGTTATATGTTATAAATATATTAAAGTAAATTTTTCGATATAAGGTTTGAAGTTATATCACTAAGATTATTGGTAAATGTTTGGGTTTTTTTCTGAGGGAATATTAATCCTGATCCTACTTGGGGATTACTTCCTGAAATAGATATGTTAAGAGTAATTCTATTTAAATTTTCATAATTTCTTATAAAAATAAATTTATTTAATTCTGCGGCTGTATCACTTGGAGCAGTAATAGGTTTATCAAAAGTAACTACAAATTCACCACCTCCAACACTAACGTCTGTTACTGTGAAAAAATCTACAAAATTAGGATGATAAAAAATATCTCCAACTTGTGGTGCAATGTTATCTAAAGGAGCACTTAGTCCTTGACGATTTGGAGTAGCTTGTTGGGTCCAAGGTGTTGAACCTGAGAGGGCTTCATTTAAATAAAATCCTAATTTTCCTGCACTTGTAGAAGAAGTTATGGAAAATGGTGTAGCAGAAGAAGTAGCCCAATAAGGAGCATTAACTAATGCCGCTACTTGATTTACCGTATCCACAAGATATATTGAACCTGTTTGTATATTAGGATAATCAAATATATTATACCCAGAAGCTGAGGTTGTAGTTAAATATGAATTTGGATATTCAAATAAAGAAAAAACGGTTTTTTCTCCTTGTAAAGAGGTTAATGTAGTTTGAGATACAGAAGCTGAGTTTTGAACTAAAACTTGAATTATTTCATCTTTTCCAAATAAATTTTCTGAGTTCCAATAGTAAATACTTGAACTTTGGGGTTGGTATAAATTACCGTCTTCATCAACACCTACTGTAATATTAAAAAATGTTGTATCATTTGGAGCTAAATTATCAGATTTTCCGGCTCCGTTATATGAAAAAGCAAATTTTCCCAATTGTTCAACTACTGGTAGATTATTTCCTGAACCTATATTAATATTTGGGGATGTATTTTCACACCCATCAT